ACACCATTCTCTGTTCCATGCGGATCAACACCGCTATCCGAGGATTCCATAATCAACATTCCTGGAGTTATGGTTGCGCCAGCCACGCCTTCCAGAGTAGGGACTTCCCGATTTGAAAGAAAAATCTGATTTGCCATTTCTTAATTCCTTATATAAAAGTTTAATGTAATTACTTAGCACCTAAAGGAGATGGCTTGTTGTCCTGGTGCGTTGCCACACCAACAACTCTGCCAGAAAAATCAGCAACTGCATTAACACACAGTTTGCTGAGTTTTGCAAGTTCATCCAAGCTTCTGCCTTTTAACTCATCTTTGGTGAATTCGCTATTCTCGTTTGTTACGATTGTCTCAATAAGAGCCTCTTTCTTCTCGTTGAACAATTTAAGTGCTTCCTGAACCATAGCGTCATCCAAAGCATTGGTTTTTACTTCCTCAACAACCTCTTCTTTTACCTCTTCAACAACGTCTGCCTTTTCCTCGATTACCTCTTCGGGTTCTGCCTCTTCCGCAACCGCTTCCTTTTCCGGAGTGATTGCATCTACGATCGCATTCATTTCCATCCCAAGAAGTGCTGCTTTCTGGTCTTCCGAAGCAAGTCCGTTCTCAATAAGTTTATCTACAAACTTTTGAATATCCATTTGCTCAGTACCTTTCTGATTTTTAATACACTCTTTAGAATCTTCATTGGATGGGATGCGACCATCTAACTCCAATTCATCCACCTTATCAAATCTAATAACCCCGTCTACTATTTCATAGGGAACTGTCATTTCATTATTAATTATGCTAATTTTTGCGTAATTTGTACCAACTTTTTTAACAATTATGTCAGATTTTTTAATATTTTTTACATTTTTCGTAAAATAAGAAATGAGTTCCTTTTCTACATCTATTTTTTCTGCCTTATTCAGAGTTACACTAAAGCCCAGTTCTTTACAAATATTCCTGATAAAAGAAAGAACCTTGTCCCCGTTCTCACTATTGAGAAACAAGCCAACCCCATCCGCCTGTGTACAAGCCCCAGTAGTATTTGGCAGAAGCGCAAGGTGTTCCGGTCTAAAATTCCTTGCTATCCCATTGTACTCTTTACCATTCTGTGTACCAGAACTTTGCTCTATTTCAACATATAATCCGGTAGAAACGTCCATCATCACATTCGATTTAATCATAGAATACGTTGTCGGATCCTTTTTCTTAATTGCTTCCACATCCACCCACACCTCACTTTTAAGCTTTCCTTCTTCATACTTGCTATTGAAAAGCATACCAACTTTGTACTTTTCGTAACTTTCCGGACTGTTAGCTTTTCCGGCATTTGGATGATTAAGCGTTACAGGAACGCCGTCCCATGAAGACGCCGTCTTAGCCAGCTCCTCATCCGGATACAACAAACCGTTCATGACGCAGTCTTTTACTGCCATGACAACAGGTATTACGAAATACGTAATCCCATCGAGCTTCTCTTCCCTTAGTATCTCGTTCCTTACGAGGAAAGAAGAGAGCGTCTGTACATTATTTGAATCCATATAATCTCCTAAATAGAATTTTTAATTGTTGCAGGAAGTGCTATACAACGGCATCTTGGGTGGACTGGAATCATCCCAATTATTTCAGACATGGGATATATCTTACCATTCCTTGGCGCACAAATTGGACACACCCTATCATCTTGGGCGGTTCTCCATTCGGCTTCTATTGAAGCCTCTTCTACCCCACTTGCGATAAATAACGATACCATTGCCACATGATGCGCTTTCACAGTCTCGGTAGAAGCGACCGTGTCCCCACGAACCTTATATACATCAACCCTCTCATTAATGCTTTTTGCAAGCTCCTTGGAAGACAAGCCCTTCAATAATCCATCGGACAATGTTCTCCTAACATCTTGCTCCATATCTGCATTTATTTTGCGATAATCGTTCCTCGTTTGGGTTCTGGTTAATCCCAGCATGTCAGCGAACTTCCCTACAACTCCCGTAAGAATGCCAGCGGAAAGGGCAAACATTATTGATTGTGTCGATACATCTGGTATTTCTTCCTGTGGGTAATTCTGCTTCTTCAACTCAACAACTGCCCTTGATTTTCCCTTTATAAAAGCCTCATCAACATATCTATCTGTCCACATTGTGTCTATATAATTATTCGCTTTTTCCAACAAAAACATAATGCCTATTGACGCCAACCATGCCGTAAACTTGTCAACTTTCTCAGACACAGGCTTATCAGCCAGTTCCCTTTCCTGAAAATAATCTTGATTAGTAATCGGATTTATTCCAAAAACATCCCTATCAACTATATTATAATACACAGCTTTTTTTATGGAATCGAACCTCTTTCTTGAATCCATAGCAAATGCTTTTCTAAGTAATGTTGTCCTTGTCGGGTCAAGTTGTCTACTGGATGTCATTCTCTTCCTTCATCTGGGCAGAAGTTTCTGTGTCTACTGAAACATCCTCATACGCAATATACTCTTTCTTGTTCTCTTCCACTTTAGCCAGTGTTGCCTCTACTTCTTCCGGTGTAAAATAAAACGCCTTTTCAAGTATCTTTTCGAGAGGCATTATATTATCTGCGTACATAGCCTCTGAGAGCCTTACTATCGACTCGGTTATCTGTCTGCCTACATCTGCCTTGTCTTTATCTGTCGGGGTCTGCAAATCCTTCCATTCAATAAAGTACCCGTTACTTGGGGCAGGAAGAACCCCAACCTCTATCATCCTATCAATGAACGGCTTTAGCAGAAATGGTGTAACATACGTCTTTTGCCTTGCGGTAACCCTATCAAGAAAATTGCCGCTATCCTGTGTGCTTGCCAACTCCCCTAATTCAGAACCAGAAAGAATCCTGCTTGGGATTCCAGTAGCGGCACTAATCAGCTTCAGCTGGGCATCTAAATGCGGCTGGGGATCTGCCATTCCCATTGGGATGGCTGTTATGTCAAGCCCCTCTCCCAAAAGAACACGCTTTTGATTATTAATAAAGTCCGTAATATCATCACGGAGAATTGCTTTATCCTCATCTGTAAGGCGCGCGTCTGGGTCTATTGAAATGTTTAGTCCAGGGTTAGAACCTCGCCAGAACATTTCCCCACTTGAAGCAGATATTTTTTCAATATCCATAAGATGGTTGTATACGTTTTCCATTCTGGGAGTACCATAAAAATCGCTCTCGTAACGCTTTTCAGCTGCATGAAATATTCTGGATGGGTGTACATCTATTTCTTTTGTATCATCCCCAACCTGAACTTCTATCTTATACATCTTTGGCATACCATAGTCTGGCGAAGTGGGGTTTGTCTCCCATTCATTAATAACAACATGATCTTCGCTGAAGGGCTGTAAATACATAAGTTTCTTGGCTTTCACAACGGGCGCACTTAGCGGTTGCCCATCACCAAATCCCATTACCATCACACCAAACGCACCGATACCACTAAGGACATCAAGCCTATGCAGATAACTATACAGATTCATGTTCTCAACCAATTCGGCAGCGGCTTTCTCAAAAACAGTATCCTGTAGAGGAGTAGCAACTTCTTTTATAATGGGAGAAGCCCTCCAACACGCATCCGGAAAGGCAGAAACTACAGTAGTGGCAATACCGAGCCGCTTAAACTTCGCATTATAATCCTCAAAAGTTATATCTTTAGGGTACCCAACAGCTGTATACACTTCCCGTTCATTGTCATATTGCATCCCAAGCCGTGAAAAAAACGAAGTGAATCTATTATAATTAGAATCCTTGTTTTCGACAACCTTTGCCTGTGTGTTTTGAACGGGCGTTGGTGTTTTGTATTTTCTTTTCTTTCTCATAATTTACCATGTCCCATGTATTTTAACAGTTACACCACCTCCTATAATTTCCGTAACAGCCCATACCATAGCATCCAGATTATCAGGCGAAGCCTGTCCATCGTCTGGACGATATGAGCACATTTGATCTTCTAATTCTGTGAATACATCTAAATGATGAACAACACCTTTTTCGTATAAATTGGCAACCGGCTCCGCCCTTT